CGGTAAAAAAAGGATGTCAGCTATACAAAGACATTAAGAGTGCAAGCGGTGACGTTAGTGCGGTATTAAAAGATTTACGTGAGCAGTACCACAAGTTAGTTGACCCAACGCCGCAGCAGAAGATGCAGTACAACGCGGAAGTGCAGCGTGTGCAGGAAATAGCAAAGACAGACCCCAACGACGTTTATACAGAAATCGGTAATCAGTTGGGTGTGTTGATGGACGCTTACGACACGCTGAGTAAGGCGTTATTGCAAGAAGAACTATCAAGCAAGAAAGTATATAAAGGGGAGGAAAGTGTAGGTCGTCGTGCTTTGCGTAGAATCATTATCACAGCTAGACTAGATGCGATGCTGGTTGAAATACGCGAAACAATGGTCTACCAAGCACCCAAAGAATTAGGTGCGTTATGGGGTAAGTTTGAGACGATGTGGAAGCGTATTGTAGCCGAGCAGGAAGCAGCACATGTCGAAGAACTTAAACAGAATCGAATTGCAAAATGGCGACGGGCAAATATAAGAAAAAAGCTCAAGGAACAACTAACGTCAGTAATCGCGGTGCTGTTCATAATGTTATGGTACGTATGGGTAATGATAATGATAAGGATGAGCCACACATACCGTGGTCACTTCTCGTCGCCGTTTTGGTCTTGTGTCTTGTGTTAGTCATAGCTCTGCCAATCATGGGGATCATGTACATGGACATGAACAACGCAACAGCTAAAGCGATGGAAGAAGTAAAGAAAATGCGTGAGTTACGCGCCAAGATAATGTTACAAATGCAGGGGGAACAATGAACTGGTCAGACGCACTTAAAGCAATCATTCCTATTGTAGTCGCAAGCCTAGCTTGGTTGCTTGGTGAAGTTGGTTCATTCAATACCCGCCTGACTAAGATTGAAGGTCAGATGCCAGCTTTAATTACCCCACAGGGAGTGCCTACAGATAGTCCCCTATCCGCAGAACGTCGGCACATACTGAAAGAAGAAATATACAAAGACCTGCATGACCTGCAAGTGCGTATTAAATTAATGGAAGAAAGGGCTAAAAGATAATGCTGACACTACTTTCAACACTCGTTAGTTTCTTGATGGGCGGCTTGCCCAAAATACTTGATCTGTTTCAAGATCGCGCTGACAAATCTCACGAACTAAAACTAGCGCAAATGCAGACAGAGCGCGAACTGCAACTAGCCGCCGCAGGGTACGTTGCCCAACAACAAATTGAAGCAATCAAGTTAGACGAGATACGGACACAAACCGCGTCGGACGAGAAAATATCTCTTATAGACGCACAACAAGCAGAGATGAGTGCCATCTACGCTCACGATATGAGCTTGAACGAAGGTACAAGCCAGTGGATGAAAGACTTCCGCGCATCGGTTCGTCCTGTTATTACTTACGGGTTTTTTTTCCTACTGGTAGGTATTGACGGCGTGTTGGCGTACAAGGGCTTGACTAGCGGCGTGGAATTTAATGCGTTGGCTGACCAGCTTTGGGATAACGAGACTCAGGCGTTGTTTGCAAGCATCATAGCGTTCCATTTCGGCGGCAGGGCGTTTGGGAAATGATCTACGTAATTTATTTCAGAATGCTTGTTACTTTAATAGCTAGTGTGTATCTAATTTTACATTTATCAAAATGAAGACCTTTGTTGTTCGCCCCGAGTTGATGTTTGTTGGTCAGGTACACGGTAAAAAAGTATCGTTAGACCCGCAAATTAAAGCTGCGACTGAAAAGTATGGTGCGTGGTACGAGGGTGACGGTGGTGACAAGATACAAGGCGTTTCCTATAAAGGATCATGGGATGATGCTGCCGCAAAAGATATAAAAGGCTATCCCAAGCATTTTTTGTTTGTGCTTTTTACTAACACAGCAACAAATGAACAGAAAAAAATATTGGCAGGTAATGGGACTATTTTTGACCGCATATTAAAAACGCAAGATAGCTTTGGTTATTTTAGTAATAAGCGGTTTGACGCAGATACGTTGACAAGTTTTTTGGAAGAAATGGGCGAGGATTATTTAAAGCTCAGTCGCTCACAAGCAACTAAAGAAAATGTAACGAGGTTTATAGATAAAGGCGAACGTGCTATGTGGGAATCGGGAAATACTCCTGCAAAGAAGATGGCAGACAAAGCAAATAATTACCGCGACATGTGGCTTTTATCTCAGCCCAAAGGCGTTTATTTTGTCGGCTCAGACCACATAAAAGACTTAGAAGATTTGTTTAAACACAAAGGATCAGGAGTTCAAAAAGCTGACCTTTTGGCAAAAAATACTAAATTTATATGATCAGCCCCAAAGCCTTAAAGATGATCAAGCACCACGAAGGAGTAAGGAATAAACCTTACCGATGCCCTGCACGACTTTGGACGCTCGGCGTGGGCCATGTAATTGATGCAAATCATGCAAGAGTTCCATTTGAAGACAGACTAAATTTGCCTTGCCCAGAAGGCTGGAACCGCGTATTTACAATGGGAGAAGTGGATGCCATACTTGCAAAAGATCTTGAGCGTTTTGAACGCGGAGTTCTTAAATATTGTCCTAGCGCTGGTAGCCGTCAAGCTTGGCTGGATAGTCTGGTCAGTTTTTCCTTCAATCTAGGATTGGGAACGCTTCAAAGAAGCACACTGCGACAAAAACATAACCGTGGCGACTATGCAGGAGCTGCCGACGAACTTCTAAAGTATTGCAAAGCCGGGGGCAAAGTCTTAAGAGGGCTTGAGAACCGCCGCAAAGATGAACGCGCCATGTACCTAGGAGCATGAGATGAAAGCAAAGAAAGTTTGGGATAAGCCACGGCCCGCGGCCCTTGGACCAGCAAAGAAGTTGAGTTCAAATCAGAAAAAGGCAGCTAAGGCATTTGCTAAAAAAACGGGGACAGTTTACCCTTCCCTAGTAGCAAACATGCAGGGTGCAAAAGCAAAAAAGGGTAAGTAAATGCCGCTCAAGTCTTTGCGTTTCAAGCCGGGGATCGTCAAAGAAGTTACCTCGCTATCCAATGAAAATGGGTGGTTTAACGGTGACAAGATACGCTTTCGCTTTGGTTTTCCGGAGAAAATAGGCGGATGGATCCGTCTGTCTGACGTTACCTTTTTAGGAACAGCACGTTCCTTGTGGAACTGGACTACGCTCAATGGCAATAACTTACTGAGCGTTGGCACAAATATTAAATTCTATATTGAAGAGGGTGGCTCGTTTTACGATGTTACGCCACTTCGTGCTACGGTTAATCCGATGCTTGGCGCACAACCTCCTGCCACTGGCAATCCTTTCACTACTAATACGACGAGTGGTACGGCAAATAGGGTACTGGTAACAGATAATAGCCATGGTGCGTCTACGGGCGACTATGTGACATTCTCTGGCGCTACTGCGGTCGGTGGGTTGACGTTAAATGGCGAATTCCAGATAACGTACGTCAACTCTAATCAGTACACTATTACTGCGTCATCTAATGCTAGTTCTATCGCCACAGGTGGCGGTGCGGCAGTTATTGCAAAGTATCAAATAAAGATTGGTCTTCCGGTATACGAGCAGCTTACTGGTTGGAACGCTGGCTCATGGGGCGGGACCGTGGACAACGAACCAATCACGCTGTTGGATGGTGCGATTAATAGCTCTGTCACTACTCTAACGGTAGATAGCACTGCTGCGTATGCAACAACGGGCTTATTGCTAATTGATAGTGAACTAATTAGCTACACTGGTAAGACCTCTACTACGTTTACAGGTTGTGTGCGTGGGGTGGAAGGCACAATAGCCGCGTCTCACATAGATAATACGATTGTTTACGATGCCCATGCATATGGCTCTTGGGGCGAATCATATTCCACAGGCCAAGGTCAACAGTTGCGTCTTTGGAGCCAAAGTAACTACGGTGAGGATTTGGTATTTAGTCCACGTGGTGGTGCTTTGTATTACTGGGAGCCTAGTGGCAATGTGGTAGCTGCTGCGGGCACAGTAGGCACATTAATCTCGGGTACGGATGTTCCATCTATTCTAAATCAAGTGATGGTGTCGGATGCAACGCGGATCACGATTTGTTTTGGTTGTAATGATTATGGTGCGTATGGGACCACGATCCAAGACCCGATGCTCATCCGGTGGTCTGATCAAGAGAATGTAAATCAATGGACTCCTGCTGCCACTAACCAAGCGGGTAGTTATCGCCTAAGCCGTGGCTCTGAGATTGTAGAAGCAGTACAGACTCGTCAAGAGATTTTGGTTTGGACAGATGCGGCGTTGTACGCGATGCAATACCTAGGCCCTCCGTTTGTTTGGGGCTTTACGATTGTTGCGGACAATATTTCTATTGTTTCTCCTAACGCTGCGGCAACGGCGAATAATATTACGTACTGGATGGGTACGGACAAGTTCTATTTCTACTCTGGTAGAACAGAAACACTTCCTTGCGCATTACGTCGCTATATCTTTGAAGATATAAACATGTCGCAGTCGTATCAGTTCTTCTCTGGTACGAACGAAGGTTTTAACGAGGTATGGTGGTTCTACTGCTCGGAAGACTCTACGTTAATTGATAGGTATGTCGTATTTAACTACCTAGAGAATTCGTGGTACTACGGTAACTTATCGCGGACCGCGTGGCTTGATAGCTCACTCCGTAAGTCACCGATTGCAGCAACGATTACTCCTGATAGTTTTATTCTGCAGCATGAGACGGGTGTGGATGATGGGGCTACATCACCTCCCACACCGATTGAGGCATACATTGAATCAGCCTACTTTGATATCGACGATGGCGATTCGTTTGCGTTTGTGCGTAGATTATTGCCTGATGTGACGTTTGAGGGATCAGATGTTACTTCTCCTGAAGTGACGTTTGAATTGAATGC